TGACAAAAATGAGTCAAATTTACTTTGATGTATCAAACCAATGTGACAAAATTTGTCACATGTGACATTTTTATCTATGTAATGTGACAAATTTCTGGACACTCTGTCTAAAATTCAACTACAAAAGTTGACACAAATCCATCATTTGTCAATTATGCATAAAATTTGTCACATTTTTTGTCACATTTTTGTCACATCACACCCCTAAATGTGACAAAATGGAATATTATACTAATATATCACTGTAAAATAGTATAATATTTACCGCTATATTGCAGTTTGTCACATATTTTGTCACATTTTCTTCTAAATCGTAATCAAAATAAAAAAAATAAATAAAATATAGTTAGAAGTAGAGACAAAATGTGACAAAATTTCGTCACATCACCCTTAACACCTAGAGCCTCAAGGGTTATGCATAGTTCATGCATACTGTTTTTGTCTTAAATTTTATCACATCGATGTGACAAAACTACCGAAACGTTGCGATAACGGGGTTTGGGGACGTGACAAAATGTGACATTTTTAAATATGTATGATTTTAATATGCATAAATTGTCAATAATTATTCATTTTATGGGGTCTTGACATTTGACATTTTATGTGTTATACTATTAGTACATAATAAATTACGAAGAAAACAAGGAGTATGAAGATGACAGAAACAGCCGCAGAGCTTTTACAAAGATTAGGTGTTAAGGTTGACCATTCACAAGACGACCAATTCGTTGAGGTTGAACCAACAAATATGTTCCGAACAGTTATTTTTGAGAATTTAAAACGTGGTGATAAAAAACCTGCCCGTTTATCTGTTCGTTTGAACTTTGAAAGTGACCAAGTTATCTATACTGAACGTGTCAAATCTCGTGCTGAGGTTGTTGGGTTCGTTATGCCTGAGGGTGAAGACAATGAGGGTCTCTTTGTACACGAAACACAAATGGTTGATGGTGATTCTGAAAGTAATACATATCACCAATTCCGTTTGCAAGCTGTCAAATATGCTACAAAAGCGATTGAAGAAGAATTAGCTCGTATTAGTGCATTACCAGCAGAAAAACAAGAGGAATACAAGAATTTATCCCTGATTAGCAATCAATTAATGGCTTATCTTATGGATAAAAATGAGTTCTTTATGGACTTGCAAAAACAAGTCAACAATATCACTTCACGTAAATTACCACGTGTAAATGAATATATGCTTTATCAAGGTGAATTAAGCGATAAATTTAAAGCAACTGGACGTGTAGATTACGAAAACCCAGCAAATGCTGAATTCACAGAAGAGCAAAAACACCTTGTTGACACATTTTTGGACACGTTTTTAGACGATGATAGCAAACTTGCCTTGTCATGGTATTTTGGTGCAGCGTTATCTAACGTAGATATCCATGATGACCGAGTTTCTAAGATGATGGTTGTATCTTCAGGCCAAGGTGGCTCTGGGAAATCATCTCTGATTACTGGTTTAACTAAAGCTTTAATGGGTGAATTGTATTCTACAGTTAGTCCATCATTTGACACATATTTTGTTTCAAACAACCGTTTTGCAACATCAACACTTCCAACTACACGTATGACTGTGTATTCAGAAGCAGAATTCAATGACCCAAATCTGGGAAATGAGCATAATTTCAAAGGTTTAGACATCTCTATGATTAAATCTTTTATTGCTGACGGTTATATTTCTGACGAAAAGAAAACCAAAGATGCTGTAATCAAACGTATCCACGGTCTTCACACTGTTTTGACTAACAATGTTCCTGTTATCACTGACGCTGCTGAAGCATTGCGTCGTCGTCTTTTGCCTGTTGTTGTGAAACCAACACGCATGCAGGATAAAGCAGCACATTTAGGACTTGTTGGACAAACTACCTTTAACCAATATCTTGTTGACAATGCTCAAGCCTTTGCCAACTACTTTGTAAACGTATTTACCACAAATGAATATCTCTTCACTTATGACGACTACGACCATGAGGCTTTTCAAGATGCCATCACAGACGGTCAATTATCTACTCAAGATAAGAAACGTAATGATGAAGAAACCCTTTCACGTCAAGTGGAAGCGGCCGCAAACAATGATATTATTCAAGCCATTGATGAATTAGCTGAAATTAGCGGTGTCACTGATACCAGCGAAATCAAAAAAGATATTCAACTAGCTCTAGTCAATGGTGAATTGTCTAATATGCGTATGGCTGATGGAGCCTTGTATATTGACTCAACAAAACAAGCATTTATGAAATATCCTCAAGGTGAAGAACTTCGCAAACTCCTAATTAAAGCCTTTGGCCCTACTGTACGCAAATTCCAAAAACGAATGATTAAGGTGGACGTGAAACGTGCGTGATAAAATTCTACAACTTTTAGCAGAAGCCCATGACCTTGAGCGTACAGACCCAATTGTTGTCAATACTCGTTATGACTTGTCATTAGTTGGGGAAAAAGTGGGTGATGAATACCATGTTCCTGTTAAAATCTTAGACAATTATGAACTTCGTTTATCTGATGAAGCGCTTGACGCTGCTGATAAATTGGTCTATCATTTTCTAAATGGTGACAACATTCAAGATTTGGACAAGCTAGACCTAGACTATGCGGCTATTTATGACGCTGACACAGTGTTACGTAAACGGGCAGAGTATGGTGTTGGGGCACCGGCTATTATGTATTTAGCTCGTATTTTGGTTAAGTATGAGTATTCGAGCTTAAATGCATATCCAATCAATCATGGAATTGTAGCTGAGTGGCACCACACACATGACCAAGTCATTATTTCTGGATTTAGTCAAGAGAAGTTTAGACAATATTGTCAAGACACGGGGAACACTTGGTGGGGCATTAAATATGTCAAAGCCCAAATGGTAGATGAATTAAGACCTGTTATAGCGTCTTATCTTCGCAATAACGTTTGGATTACTGATGACAAATACTTCACTAACCTGTTGGGTGCTATTGCCCATAATCAGTTTAGAGTCACATCAAAGGCCGATTATGAGTTAAGTATGTGGGTGTATATGAGTGATTGAAATGATGTTATTTGAGGAATATTATTTGAGCACATTTGGACGAACCCATGTGGGGTAAAGTGCTGAAAACACCTCAAAACGGGTGGTTAAGGGATTTCTGTAGGTTTTTCTAGGAAGAGTATAAGAGAATTTCTTAGCACGACATCTAAATCCTTTGTAGAAACGAGGTTTCCTTGTTAGAATTAAATATGCAAGATTTAATAAAAAATGTAAACCTGTTCATGGAAAACCACAACGCACCACACATTTCTGAGTCAGATGACTTAATTGAGAAATCTGAGTGTTATGTGGAAATGAATAATTGGTTAAAAACTGCTGAAAAAACCGTATTAGAAGAGCTAATTGATGAATATGGACTTTTAATCCCTGTCATCACACTCACGGGTCTAAATTTAGACCATGTGACAATTCTCCAATCACAAACAAATGTAAACTATTCAGGATATGTTCGATATATTGACCTGTTATTGACTCAAGTAACACAGAAAAAAGTTTCCAAACTTCGCAAACTGGCGTTACCTTTATTAGATGATGCCAATGAGTTAACAAAAACAGAACTTCGGTCAAAAATGACTGCTACGATTATTGAACGGTATATTAACCTACAAGTTACCAACAAAGATGCTTTATTAGATTTGGCATCTCTTGTAGCTTAATTCGTCCCCAATCGAGTACCCCCGTCGGGGGTCTTGGGGGCGAAGCCCCAATCAATGTGTCAAGACACATTTCCCCATTCATCTAACGAAATGAGAAGTGGGAGTTCGTATATACATACGAACATAAATGGGACTTTGTCCCAAACCCTATTCACTTCATGAATATTTATGAATGTCTTGTATACACAAGACCATAATGGGACAAGTCCCATACCCTATTCAATTCATGAATATTTACGAATATTCATTATTCTGCATAAATTCGTATATACATACGAATAAAATGGGACTTTGTCCCAAACCCTGTTCACTTTATGAATATTTATGGATTTCTTGTATACACAAGAGTAAATGGGACAAGTCCCAAGCCCTATTTGATTCATGAATATTTATGCAGTTTATACGACTTCTTATTACGAAAATGAATGGAGCAAATTAGATGTATGAAAACGACAATCTCAAAAGACTCAAGAGACCAGTTGGCTAAGCTTTTAGACAAGCGTATTCGATTAACGGGTACGATTGTAGACATACACGGCCACAAACGCCGTAAGGTTGTCCAATATCAGGTGACCTTAAAAGATGTACACATTGACCAAATTCCTGAACCGATTGACCATTTGAATATTTTTCTTTCAAAAGATTCAATGCCTGCTTCAGTCAAAAAGTTATTTGGTAAGAAGCAATACGATTTACTGACGTGCACTGCGAAAGTATGCAAATACCGTCGCCGGACAGATAAAAGTGGTTTCCGAACAACCGCTTATGGGGTAAAAGAATTGAAAAAAATTGAATTGAAAACGACGAATGGAGAAACAACAAATGCACTATCACGTACTGAAAAATCTTGACATTAATTTCCGGATGTCACGTGATTACGTTTTATACGATGAATACGGTAATGAATTAGAACGTCAACACATCTTGCCATACTGCCAAATTACTATGGACGAATCTGATGTGGAAGACATGTTAGAAAATGCAAATGCTGTTGCTGATAAAGTAACAGTATATCTGAAACATACAACCACGACACACCCAATTGAAAATATCAATGATATTTCAGGGGCACGACAAATTATTCAAAATGCTGTAGCGACTCTTATTGACAACTACACAGACCAATCATTTCATGATGAATACATTAAAGTAATGTCACCAAATGTTAGTCGTTTTGAATATTTTGAAACAACAGCGACAGAAGAAACTCGTGTTTTTCTAATGTTTAAGCACAACCTTTTATCTTCTGAAGTGTTGATGCCTGCTCGTCCAGGTGCTGTTGTGAATGAATATGAGGTCATCACTAAATGAACGAATTAATCAGTTCTTTAAAAGAGTTACGTGATGAGTCATCTAAAAAGGTTAAAACTGAAATTATCCAGAAATATCAGACAAACCCTTTATTTATGGATGTTTTATACTTTTTGTATAATCCATTTATTGTAACTGGTTTATCTACCAAAAAGATGTCTCGTGACGTGACACCCAATAGACAAATCACTGACCTAAAAGAATTGCTTGATTATCTAATTGACAATAACACAGGTTCAGATGAGGTCTTGAGTGTTGTGCAAGGTTATTTAAGCACACATGATGATGAAGCAAAAGAGATATTATCACAACTGGTGTCAAAAACACTAGTTTTAGGTGTGTCTGCAAAAAGTATCAATACTGCAATTAAGGATAACTTGATTCCTGTATTTGAGGTGCAGCTGGCATTTCCGTATGATAAAGCGATTACAGCAACATCAACCACTCGTCAAATTGACCGCTACGGTGATGACGATTTGTTCTATGTAACACAAAAACTTGATGGTTTTCGTGGTATCATTACTTACGAAAATGACAACGTCACAGTTTTTAGTCGAAAGGGACAACGTATTGAAGGTCTGAATGACCTTTGTTCTTCTGTAAAAGAGTTTGTCCAAACAAATGACTTAGATGCCAAAAATCCCCAAGGATTAGTTTTTGATGGTGAATTATTACTAGATAAAGATTTACCGTCAGATGTATTATTCCGTGAGACATCTAAAGTGTTACGTAAAGACGGGGAAAAGAAAAACATACGATATCATTTATTTGATATTGTACCATTGCAAGAGTTTTATTACTCTGATATGTCAACCAACACCTATACTGAGCGTAGACAAGTGTTGGATACTTTACAATCAACTCAATGGGTTGAAGTGGTACCTGTTTTAGCTGTTGTCACAAAAGACAAAATTGCTGAATGGTCTAACTATGCGACTGAGCATGGTTGGGAAGGTGTCATGTTAAACTATGCTGATGGGTACTATCGTACCAAACGTTCAACAGAATTGTTGAAGGTTAAAAAAATGCATACAGCAGATTTAGAAATCGTTGGTTTTAATCAAGCCATCGATGGTAAATTTGCAGGTATGTTACAATCTATCAATGTTAAACTGGACGATGACAACATTGTCCAAGTCGGTAGCGGACTGACAGAAGAACTCCGCAAAGAAATTTGGGAAAATCAAGATAAATATATCGGATGTATTGTCGAAATTCAATATTTTGAACAAAGCCAAGACCGTTTTGGGAACAAATCATTAAGGTTCCCTGTGTTCAAAGATTTCAGGTTCGATAAGTCAACCGAAGATGTAAATGTAGAGTAGCATCGTTGAAGATTCGTCTTCAACCATATTAAATTGAAACCACCAAAACCGAAAATTGATAAAAAGCCTCAATAAGAGGTAATCAATCTGAAAACAAAGGTGAAATAATTATGAAAACAATTTTTAAGATTCTTAAGTGGGTATTTACAGCAATCATTACTGTAGTACTTCTCATTACTGGTGTATTTTTCGTCCTAGCAATTCCATTCGGAATTATGATGGGACTTGCAGCAACAGACGGTTTGAGCGATGGCATGAACCGGACATTTAAGAATCATCGCTAAGAGTATGGGGAATTTTCCTCATGCTCTTTTTAGAAACTCTTTAACAGAGTTTCTTTTTTTTTCCGGGTAACAACCCAACATTTTATGACAGGAGTTGTTAGCACATGTTGCAATTATTTGGTGCATTTTTCATTATTGTTGGTATGGTTGCATATCAATTAAAAGATGAATTATCAACAGAAGCTGTCTTGCCATTTTCAATGGTCTTTACCTTAATGGGACTAGCTTTACTCATGTATAAGCCATTATAAAGGAGAAACTATGGACATCTTAAATCCAACACTTCATGCTGCAACAGCAATATTTGTCTTATTTGCTTATTTTGCAACGTATATGCAAATCACACTTATATCAAGTGACAAGATACCACACGGTCGTTTTATGACCTTTATTGTACTGGTTATCACATTACCATCGTTAATTTATGGAATTCATGCTTTGGCGACACATCCAGCACAAGAACTTGCACCAAAGGTTGTAAAAACATATACATTAAACGATGTGGATATCACAAAAACGGCATCTGTATCTTTTGACATTACTGAACAAAACCTTGGAGTTTGGAAACATACACAAGGCCGTTTAAATTTAGCAACGCAGGCCTATAAAGGTGGTACGATTATTGACCGTAAGACTCAAAAGTCTTATAAAATTGATGAAGTACGTGAATCCAAATCTGTAAAGGAACCCGTTTTTCAAATCATTGAAAAGCGAACAGTGTACAATCATCCACACATGAAAGACAATATTGAAACAACCATTGTTCTTGTAATACCAACAGAACTGGGGGAAATCAAGTAATGAAATCAGCTATGTTAATATTAGGTATCGTTATCATCATTGTAGGTATTGGTACAGCTATTTACCAATCAACAGCCCGCCACAGATATTATATACGTATGTATGGAGATGACATCATTGATGGCTGCGCCATTATTGTCATTGGGATTATTTTTTTACTCCTACATCCATTTGCTGATAACATGTTTCCAGAAACAGAAACTGTTGGCCCAAAAGTCGTACAGACCTATAAAATGACAGATGTTGATATTGTCAAAAATAACACAACAGAATTTGAGTTGACACAATACAACGCTTTAGTTGTCAGTCATACAAAAGGTCTTATCAAGACCGCAACAGACGCCTATAAAGGTGGCAAAATCGTACTTCATGACGGAAAAGAAACCGAATACGAAATTGAAGAGGTTCGTGAAAGTTCAACAGTCACAGAACCAACGTTCAAGTTGATTGAAACCCGAACAAAATACAAAAATAGTAATTGGCCAGATGATGTACAAATCAAAGTTGTACTTTTGTTACCCCAAAAGACTGAGGAGACAAACTAGTCTCCTCAAGTCATTAAAATTGACAAACCGTAAAACTGATGTTATAATAGTAGTAGCATCGAATCAGATGAAAGGACATAAGCAGGAAACTGCAGGTTAATATATGGAAAACACTCAAACAAAAGTCAAAGTACCTTACAACACATTAGAATATGGTGATGTAATTCAAATTCGGGCTCCATTTGAAGAAAATATGCCTGAATATTATAACGGTTATTCTGTATATGATGTGCGTGGTTATAAGGTGCGTGATTCTATGGGTATGACTTATAAGTTCAGACCTGTAATGGTTATTTCTGTAACTGAAGATGAATTAACCTATATTCCATTAACATCGTCATATGGCGGTGAACACGATGATTTTTATCAATATCAATTGAAAGATAACTCAATGACACCACAATACAGTGACAAACCTATCACAACGTATGCTGAAACAGGTAATGTACGAGTTATCCCAATTCGAGCTGATGCAAACGTCACATACTGTGGTGCAATGACCCACGAGGACAAAACCGAAGTCACAAAGATGTTGAACAAACATGCTTTCAATGTGATTGATGGATTAGATGAACACAAGTTCATGTCAGAGCAACAAAAAGAAGTGCTTGAAAACCGTTTAGAGGCTACAGGTTACGAACAAACATCTGTACCAAATGGAATCAAATACACTCAAGAAAATCGTGAGTTTACGATTTATGACTCTGGCGTTGTCTATTATCATTTTGAGTTACCTTTAGAAACGATAATCCGGCGAACAGAAGTCAGAGACAATATTACAATTGTTCGACCAGACGTTGTTTATGAAGATACCTCATTTGAACAAAAATTAAAAGAGTTAAATGGGAGTCAGATTTATGAGCAAACCGCAAGCAGTTAACAACGTAACCTATTCTTTAGAGTCTTTTGAGATTGATTATCTTCAAGAAACCGAAGACAATGGTTATGAACTGGTTCACATCACAGAAGCAGGAGAAACGAAGAAACCGTTTACAGCAAAACAATATGAATCAGAAGAAGAAGCGATGCTTGATTTAGTGGGTGAAGTGATTCCCGAATCATTTGTACCACATATTGAAAAAATGTATGGACGTAAAGCGACTTGGGACGCTATTAACAATGTCATCTTTATTGGTAATCCAAATGGATATTATGACGGTCGAGTAAACAAATATCGCAACGCTCGTGATATGGGTATGGAAGCTGTTGACCATTATGAGTTGTCATTAGTTTATGCTGTACAACAAACAATTAAATGTATTAGAGCTATGGTGAGTAACTAGTTTCTGACTAGTTGCTTTTTCATCACAAAAGCACTTTACAAAACATCATTTATGATGTATAATGAAATTATGCAAATAAATTCTACGAAAGGGATACATGTTAAAAGATTTAGACAATGTAACATATTTTCGATTGAATAATGAAATCAATCGACCAATTAATGGGGTAATTCCTCTTCAAAAAGACCAAGAAGCTCTTGAAGCGTTCATGAAAGAAAATGTTGAACCACATTATGTTAAGTTTGACACATTCAAAGACCGTATTGATTATCTAATCGAACATGATTATATCGATACAACCATGTTGGATAAATATTCATTTGAATTCATGGAAAATCTTCATAAATGGCTATATGAACAGAATTTCAAATTTGGCTCCTTTATGGCTGCCTACAAGTTCTATCAGCAATACGCCTTGAAGACTGATGATTTGAATTATTATCTGGAAAACATTGAAGACCGTATTTGGAACAATGCTTTATACTTTGGTAATGGAGATGAAACTCTTGCTCAGCATTTGGCTGAAGAAATGATTACTCAGCGTTACCAACCAGCCACACCATCATTTCTGTCAGCTGGACGTGCTCGCGCTGGGGGACTCATTTCATGTTTCCTGTTAGACATAACAGATGACATGAACAGTATTGGACGTGGAATCAACTCCGCCTTACAGTTATCAAAACTTGGTGGTGGTGTTGGCCTTAGTCTTTCAAACTTACGTGAGGCAGGAGCACCAATTAAGGGTGTCCAAAACGCAGCATCAGGTGTTATTCCTGTTATGAAATTGTTGGAAGACAGTTTCTCTTATGCTAATCAATTGGGGCAACGTCAAGGTGCCGGAGCAGTTTATCTCAGTGTTCACCACCCAGACATTATGGCCTTTTTATCAACTAAAAAAGAAAACGCTGATGAAAAGATTCGTGTAAAGACCTTATCATTGGGACTTGTTGTAACTGACAAATTCTATGAAATGGCTCGTAAAAATGAAAAACTCTATCAATTCAGCCCAATTGATGTTGAACGTGAATATGGAAAACCATTTTCATACGTAGACATTACTGCTGAATATGATAACATGGTGGCTAACCCACGTATCAAGAAGACTTATGTTCAGGCTCGTGTATTAGAAGAAGAAATTTCTAAACTGCAACAAGAGTCAGGATACCCATATGTTATGAATGTGGATATTGTCAATCGTGCAAATCCGGGTAATGGTCGTGTCATCATGAGTAACTTGTGTTCTGAAATTCTTCAATCACAAGTACCAAGCAAAATCAACAACAATCAAGATTTTGAAGTCATGGGACAAGACATCTCATGTAACCTTGGTTCATTGAATATGGTGTCGCTTATGAATACACCAAACATGGAACAAACAATTGAGACAGCCTACAGAGCTCTTGTATATGTTTCTGACAGTTCAAATGTTGATGTAGTACCAACGGTTAAACATGGTAATGATTTAAACCATACAACCGCTTTAGGGCTTATGGGACTTCACAGTTACTTTGCCGTAAACCATGTTGAATATGGTAGTCCTGAAAGTTTGGAAATTACAAATTTAATTTTCCTTTTAATGAATTATTACACATTGAAAGCATCTAATCAAATTGCTCGTGAACGTCAACAAGCCTTTGAAGATTTTGAATTTTCAAAATATGCTGACGGCACTTATTTTGAAAAATACTTGACAACTGATTACCAACCAAAATTGGACAAAGTTAAAGAACTTTTCAAAAACATTGCTATTCCAACACAAGATGATTGGGCACAATTGAAAGACGATATTCAACGATATGGTCTATATTCTAAGTATCGTATGGCTGTAGCACCAACAGGTTCTATTTCTTACGTTAATGGTGTATCCGCATCTATTCACCCAATTATCAATCGTATTGAAGAACGTCAAGAAAAGAAAATTGGTAAAATTTACTACCCCGCTCATGGTTTGTCAACAGACACTATTCCATATTATACTTCAGCTTATGATATGGACATGCGTAAGGTAATTGATGTTTATGCAGCGAACTCATCGACCACATCAACGGGCATGACCTCACGCCCAAGCAGCTTAGCACC